GCCCAATTGATCTCGTCGTGCGACCCTCCCAAGCGTTCATAGAAATACGCTTCCTTGAGGGTGTCAACGTGGGGCTGGTTCGGGCGCACTATCGGCCATGCAGCAGCATGTAGCTGTAAGAACCGCTGCATGAACCGAAGACCTTTGTAACAGGGCCGTAGCGCTTTAATCGCTGCGTGGACGTCATGGCTGCTGTGCCTGCTCGGCACTTTGGTGGAGTAGAACAATTTGACAAGCATGTTGCTGATCTTTGGGACGAATGCATAGCCCCCATTGTAGGTGGGCCAGCAAGTCAATGAAATGAATTCACACAGCAACGGATCGGTAAAAACCGACCGGACCGGGGTGATGCCATACCTCTTCTCTCCATCTCGCATTGCGGCGTTCAAGCTCACGCAATCGGGTGGGGTTGCATAATTGTAGATGCCGAGGTAGTCGTCCCCAAGAAATAGTCCGCAAACACGACGTGGGCGTAAATGTGACGGCAGTGACAGAATCACCGATATACAGATAGCCATCGATATCAACGTGTTGCCAACGGACGTATTCCAGTCGCCGCTGAGGCGTTTCCAGGCTGTAATGTATTTAACCAAACTCTGCGCTGACTTGATCTTGCCCGTGGTCTTGAGGCTGCGCAACAGATGGTTGGCTGCGACCTGCGGGTCAAAAAGAGCATAAATGCTGGCTTCATAGCGCATGTGTTTTTCCTGCATAGTTGAATCCCAGTTCTTGCCATCTCGTTCATCAAAAACCTTGCTGCCGGAGCGTGCGAGTTCTGTCGTAAACAACTCGCCGATCTGTGCATGGTTGAAATGGCTAGTGTAATGCAAGTCAAATTCCACGCCATCTACTGAGTAGACGATGTTCTGAAAGAGGTTGGAAATTGCCTTGTATGCATCTGGGTGAAAGTAAGCAGTGTGGTCATTCTTGTTTCCTTGGATGAGCCTGGCTTTTGTGGGGATCCCAGGGTTCACTTCTCTCTTGAGGAAGCTTTTCGCTTGTTGCAGAGCGAGCTTGTCGTAAATGTGTGACGCCTCCACTTGGCGGAGTTTCTCCGCTGTTTTGCCTTTTGTCCACTTTCCGATGTCCTCTTGGTACTGGTAGGGGTAAGCTGGGGCTAATTTAGTTTGCACGTGCGAGTAAAAGGAGGGGTGAAACTCGCCGGTGATGCAGTTCGGGGGGAGGGAGAGGTGGCGTTTGTACAGAGCATTCAGGGCGTTGTGGTGGCACTTGGCCAGCACACACGGCAACCCGAAACTCAAGCCGTAAGCATACGGTCCGACAGGTACAGCACGGCCCACAGCCCGATCAGATGAATCGGGGCTGCAAACAGCAAATAGATCACAGTTACGGGGTTCGTAGTCCACAGCCCGATAGTGATCTTGGCGGGTGCATATAACCTTGTGGGACACAATGCGACAGCCAGGGCTGAGCTCGCATGGTTCGAAATCCCCGAGACAAACGGCTGGCAGACCACCGCCAAGGCGCCCTTCAGCAACCACGGTGGGCGATGGGCATCTGGCGGGGGGGGGAATAAAAAATTCGCCACAGTCTTTGCATGCCGAATGGTGTCCCGGACGACTTTAGCGGGTAACTTGTCCCGCAGTAGAACGGCGGCCATCATCCTCTCCGAGCGGTCGGTGTCGGCCGCCGTTGTCAGGGCGGCCGCGACTCGGCTCACTTCCTCCGTTTCCACAGCCATCGCTTCCACAACCCGGGGTTCGAGGAGGGTGCCTCGCTGGACTCGAGCATAACGCACAATATGACAAATCTGTTCTCGCGTGGGAACTTCATAACTACTGGCAATGCTCGCCTCGACGCTGAGGGCACCAGGCAACCAGGGCCTGGGTTGGAGCGTATCCCATTTCACGAATGTCGCAGCGGCGGTGGTGAGTGCGGCGCTTGAGATAGCGCCGTGTAGGGCTGCGGCCGCCTGAGTGGCAACCGAAGTGCCCATTGACCCAACCAATCCACCAATTGCGCCTGCTGCGACCACTCCAGCTGCAAAGCCTGCGAGCTTGGAGTCAGTTTCAAGCCATCGGTCGACGTGTCCGGCCCATACATTTGGATGAAACCCACCACGGCGTATTTTCTCGCCATTGTCTGGGTGGTGGTAGGTCGTCGCTGCTGTGACTAGTGGTTGGAGCCGGACCTGCTTGGTCCATGTGACAGTCTCCCGAAAACTGTTTGCGACTCGGGAGAAGAAGGAATGTTTTGTGTGGTTCCCTTGTTGTGAAGCGTCCTCCCAAACGTACTCGGGGTTGTCCATAGGGACCGTGTTCCCGACGCTGGGGATATGTTCCAATGATTCAAACGTTGCAGTGTGTTCGAATATTCGGGCGAAGTCCGCCTGTGTGAAATAGTAAGCACTGTGAACACACAGGACAAAGACGTGGGTGTAATTGCCGAGACAAGTGCAATCCCGAGCCTTGTGCTGGCACCAGTTCAGTCTGTGCAGGCTGGGGTTGTGCGTCACGCTGACGTCATTCCACGACATGAATGTCGGGTTGGTCCGAAGCCGCGTCACGCGATTCTTGTCTTCAGCATCAGCCATGGGGATGGCCGCGTGTATATAGACGTTCGCATTCCGCGGGTCTTGTTTCAAGGTCATCAGCTTCTCGCCGCCGAAAACACCAGCGCCCATGTCAAACACGGCAGGGCGCGCAGTTGGGTTGGTGGCGAGGATGGCACGAGCTTTCTTCGCGGCATTGGTGTACATCAACATCGCTGCTGCGACTCGACTGGCATGCATCTGTGGATGCGACGCACTTTGAACTATGGTCTCAGCCTCATCTGCGAAGGGCGTGAGGAGTTTAACGTTTCCCAACATCTTGTTCCGGACCTCGGTCGCGTTCAAGTCAGGGATAATGTACGTGAGCGTATCGGCAGGACAGCGGTCCTCCCAGCTCTCATACGTCTCCTGAGGTGAATCTTCTTCAGGGTTGCGCTTGTACAGTTTCTTATGCCCTGTGGCAATGTGAACAAAATCCTTTGATATCAAGCGCACACGCTGGTCCAACTGTGGGTGCACAGCGACGATTCGAGAGGAGGCTTCAGCAACAAGCTTCTGCTTCTCCTCTAGCGCCTTCAGGCACTCGTCCCGATAGTCCTGCAGCGCGCTGCCCGTAAGATCAGGGTCCGCCACGCCTTCGGCATAAGCCTGTTGCAGCGTGTGGATGGCATCCAGGGTGCGAGCGACCACGTCGGCAAACTCTGCCAACGAGGCTTCAGCAGGATCAGTTCCGGTCGGCTTCGGCTTGACATAGGCCATCCTCGACCAATTGTCGAACTTGCATAGTATGCGGTCGACTTCGTCGAAAACGGTCTGCCGGGCCGAGCTGTAAATCTTGATCAGGTCGCGATCGCCCCGTTCTCGGGCGTCTCCTGATTTGATCACTGCAATTTCGGTAGTTGACGCTCCATCATAGGGGCCAGTCATTCTGGCCCAATCCTTCTCATTTAGGTCAAGCCTCTGCACCTGCGCAGCAAGATCCGCAGTCTGCAGGGGTGTCAATTTGGTGTCAAGTCCACAGGACTCGATGGCTTTCCAGATCCTTTGACCGTCCGCCGTGCTGCCAATCATGCCAACGTGTTGGCGCTGAGTGGCAGGCATGTTCCGATACATCTTAGCTTTTGAAAAAGTAGCACCTGGCATTGTGGGTTGAAGACAATGAAGGGCAACAGCAAATACTTGGAAAGAGTTGTGGGTGAGCACAAGCAATACGAT